GGTTTCCAAGCCTATTTGATTAAGAAGAAAGGACAAAGAGCATGTAGCGTATGTTGGTTTGCAATTCCAATATACGCCACATACCCTTCTTCAAGTGGTGACAACGTAACGTGCTTCAAAGTGAGACATGTCAGGTGTGGGTAATAAAACACCTTCAATAAGCTCAAGTCGGTTGTCACGAATCAACTGTTCCATCCGGAGTTGATCTCTAATAGAAACACCATAAACCTTCTCAAATAGGAGGCGAGTGTCAGCATTAGGTGAGAAAGGTTTCAATTTAACCTCATCTCTAGGTTTATGATAACCATCATCAACCCATATTGGCAACACGCCTCTAGTTCTCTCGAGGGCCTCACGTGCCAGAACACCTACTATAGGACAATCCGGTGTCTCATAACAAGCGGACAAAGCTTTAGCACGCAAAAGGCCATTCATGATCTTCTCACCAGCTCCTAGAAAGGACAAGGTCCAGCCAAATCCTGCAAAGAAACGTCGTGGATCCGAATAATCTGACCCGATTCACCACAGACGATTCCGCAAAAGGACGCTTCACAAGGATGTGGTATCTCAATAATTTTGATGGTGAAACCCAATTTAGCATAATCAGCTTCGCACAATTCAAAATCAGTACGAAATATACCATCATCACCTTCAACGTAGCCCTCCAAATTACCACCACGCTCGTGGGCAATGAACAAGGCAAGCATGAGATTAGTAAATCCATTACCCAAAGATGTACTCATCTCACCGCTCATCCGCCGCCCACGAGCAGTGACCCCCGCACCAGTGCGTGTCTCCATAACATTCTTACCACAGCATACTCTCATATAAAAGTCCCCATCATCTCCCAAGCAATATCGGATCAATTCACCCTCAATCGAATCCATAACTTGTGGAAGAAAATGAGACTCAAAGGCAGTAAAATCTGTGTTAAAATAACGGGAGCCAGGTCTATAAAGACCAGCTATCAATGCTGGTCTATCAGGTACTGGAACGTGCTTAATAAAAGCACTCAATCCGTAGACCTCCTGCTCAACCGCCTTAATCTTAGGACCAGCCCACGCCTTAAAGTGATCAGAGCGTGAGTTAATCATCCGTGCATGTTTGTACACAGGATAAAACTCACGCTTAATAAAGGACTTAACTTTATGGCAGTGACGACTGGAAGGACGGAGACCTCGATCCTCCTCATAGCACTGGCGCAATTGGGCTTTACGAGACTCATTATATCCAGTTGTAAGAAGCCACTCCTCAAAACCGAGGGGCTGAACTTTACAAAAATGAGTCTCACAGAAAGAACGCACAAAGATGCGGAGACGACCTAGAACATCAGGATTAAACGGAGGAACATCCCTCATCAATCTCTGACGATAGGATTCCTCAATGTTCTGTGCATACTTCGCATCCATGCAAATGGGCGCGTATCCAGGAACAAACCCATACGGAAGTCTTCGGAACATTTTAGTTCGTGGAAATGTTCTTCGTGGGCACTTGAAGACACCAGGTTTGTCCATCTCAATAGATTGAGGCCTTGCAAGCGGGACCTCTCGGACACGCGCCCCCTCCGCATACACTTTGCTCAAGCGATCCGTCGCGCCGCCTGAATGCAGGCGGCGCTCCGGCAGAAAAAATCACGGCACCTGAGCACGGCTTCAGCCATCTCCAAGGTACCGTTCAAAACGAGCAAAGCATCCCGGTCAGGAAGAGGAAAAGCGCCAAAGCGCCTGACACGGGCCCAAGCGTTCTCCCTAAAACTAAAAATAGTCACGCGGGGGCAATCATACTCCAACAACAAAGCCGTAACCAAGTGTGGAGCATACGTGACTACCTTACGGTGAACGGTATCTGCAGTCATGAACCGATTGACGTATGGAACAATGCCAAGAACAAGGCAAAACGCTGCAGTATACCACGGGAGGAAATTCATAACAACACCCAAGAAAAAGAGTAGGGCTGACACAATAATAAGACCACTGACAATGGCACTCAACACAGTGTCAGTCTTAGATTCAACCCAACTCAAGGTGAGTTCAGAGCACACAAAGGGCGCCTTCTCCTCCCGTATACCTCGGTCACTCAACACACGCCTCTCACCACCGTAAGCAATTTCATAGTTACGAGAGACGTAGGTACAATCCGAGTTGCCACTTAACTTCTCAACCACATCCTCAAGCTCCTCTGTGGTCAAGCGATGACCATCCAAAACAATAGGAGGAGGAGGAGCGGCAGCTGCAGGAACATTGGGTTGTGCAGCAGGCAAACCCGGACGGGCTGGCGGTGTACCGGGTGGCCGCAAACCACCGCCAGGTCTACCTTGTGCCGGTATGTTAGGCATCTTAGGGAGTACAGCAGACTTAGAACGGGGTCTGACCTCATCTCCCTTGCCCTTAACATCAGGCACAACAACAGCTGCGTGTCCATCAGAAAGAGACCGAGGTCGAGGACACGCAGCGACAGGGGGGGTGACAACAGGTAATGGTGCCGACACCCCCGGAACAGGAGCAACAACAGGTGGACCACGGTAAGGTTGAACTAGTTCAGGCTTAGAAGCAATAATGGCTGGATGTATAAACCTGACATAATTAAACCTCGCACTACTCATGATCTCCCCCTTACAGACAGGACACTTATACAAAGTGTGCAGTCTC